TGTCGTAGTCAATGTCGATGACTAATTGTTTATAAGCACCATACGTTACAATGTGAGAAGCACGATTTGTTTCAGATACTTCGTCTACACCATAAGTGCGTTGGATACCAAATTCATCAATATGTGCCATATTTACCTCCTAAGCAATTTGAGAGTTAGCGTCTGTTTTGCACAAGATGGAGATTAAGTTGCCTTTTTCACCAGCACCTAAACCATAGCGGCAAACTGTCAAGTATTTTTCAACTTGGTGGTCATCATCAAACCAACCTTTAAAGGACGGCATTTGACGCCAAGCCATACGATACGGACGTTCTCCAGCGTTATTGATAAACAATTGGGCAACACCGCAGTTTGTACATTCTTTAGATTGTCCACCAGCTGTACTTAAAGTTTCAGACGGAATTACATCTGTGAAGTTTGATGTGTAGATGTCAAAGCCAGCCAAGTTGAAAGCAAAAGTCATACCTGTCAAAGAGCCTTTTGTGACCACATCAGCCCACATCGGGTTGTACTTCAACTGTTCTGAAGCACCTTTTGCTTGTGGAATCAATAAGGCTTGATATGTCGGGATGATTGCAATTTTAGGTCCAAAGTAACCAGCTTTAGCCATAGCTACTGCAGCATATGCGAAATCATGAGGCGTAATTGTACCCAAAGCAATATTAGCTGCATCAGCGTCATGGCCAGCCACATATCGGTGTGACATTGTTTCAATGGCGTTAGCGTCTCCCGCTGTTTGAATAACACGATGCAACTGGAAGATTTCTTTTTCAATCTTTGCAGATAACGCACGAGCTTCTTTACCTGGAACAGCAGCTGCAATTTGAGCCGCATAGCCAGAGTCTTGATAGAATTTAGCTGTGACGATATGCCCAGAAGTAGCATAGTGATTAATTTCGAAATCACGTTGACCAAATTCGAAAGCATCATAGACAACTTGGTCGCCTTCTTTGTATTCACGATAGTTGGCGTTTCCCATTTCGACTTCACGATACAAGTCTCCTTCTGTAAAGTCTGTAATCATATCGACATAGTTCATGCCGATTAATTCAGGTTCCATTAAAGCTCTCAAAGCACCAGAGTAAATTACACCTTTAATGGCTGCTTTGGAGTTTTGTGTGTTTACACTATTTAAATCCATTTTGTTCTCCTATTTAACCAAAAGTTTCCAATCTGAGATAGGTGCCAAAATGCTAGGGTTCTTTAAAGCATCATCAATCAGACCTTTAACTGCCGCTTTGTTCTTTGCGAAAGATGGGTCTGTAATGAGCTGTGTGATACGACTATCTGCTGTGTTTGTACGAGATGTATCTACATAGTTACGAGAAGCCGTTAAAGATTCCATTGTAACTCTTGTAGGTTCTTCAATACCCATTAACTTGTTGAAAGCTTTTGGTGCATTGACACACATTTCGTCTAACTGCTCTACAGTCATTCCTAACTCTTTAGCTCTTGTCTCTTTCTTGTTGTTTGCTTCTGAGCCGTACATAGCCTCTAATGCCGCATTGGCTTTCTGTAAGCTGTCATTGCGAGACATTTCAGCTTGTCGTTGCTCAAAAGATTTCAGGGCAATATCTCTGATTTGTTCCTCTGTGAGCTGGGTAGTAGTTCCAGTCAAGACGGTATCATTGATTTCAGTCATTTTGGATAGTTCTCCTTTAAAGTTGTTTAGATTCCGTTGCTCTTTAAGTTTCTCAAAGAGGGCTTGATTCTCCGCTTTGAGTTTACTTATATACGCATCAGCTTGTCTTTTACCTTCAATCAAGGCATCAACATCCTTATAGACTGAGTTTGCTCCAACGACCAAAGGTTCTTGTTCTGCTACGCTAGTCTGTGTAGAAGTACTTACTAAGTCTTCAGACAGCTCAGTAGTCTCTGTGCTTTCTGTACTCATTTATCCTCCTTTGAGTTTACGGCTTAAGTATAGCATATTTCTCAATGTCTGTCAAGCCTTTTTTGTATCCTTGTAGATATGCTTGACGTAAAGCCCAATTAGGGTTGCTGAAATCATCGTTGGCAGATTGCTCGGAAGACTGAAAGTCCTCCTGAGCTTTCTTGCAAATCAACTTTATGACTCTTTGAGCATTCTCTAATAAGGCTTCCATGTCTTTTCGTTCTGACCCAGTAAGACCATTAAGCATTAGACTGCGCATATAAAGCCTCCATTGTAGCTGTGTCTGCTTGCATCATATCATCTACAGTAGGTTGACTGAGCTCTTGCTGTACTTCTTGTAACAGTTGAGCATTGAGCTTTTGTTGTTCAGCTTGTTCATACAGTCTGCTGTTTGTCTTGAATAACCCATTAACTCTGTCAAGACCTGTAGCGTGTATGAGTGTCTCACCTAGTTTAGCAGGGCTGATATTAGCGAGTACCGATGGGTCCATGAAGAGACCGCTATTGCCCAACTGTGTGAGGTTTTGAGCTAATTGAGCTTTATCAGCAAAAGACACAGAGCCAATAGCCCTAATAGCCCCATCACCTTTAATGTCCTCAACAGTGACTTTCTTGTACGCATAGACTCCCGCTTTGTCATCCCAGACTTTAAGTTCAAGTGTTTGACCTTCGCTCTTATGCAACTGTAAGCTTAACGCTGCATTAATTAACTCTTCTGTCATTAACTCAAAGTTTCTAATCTTCTTCTGAAAGATGCGTTGAGCTGCTGTGAGCATCTGAGAGTACTCAAAGGCTGTCTTTTCACCTGGTGTGCGGAAGCCTGCCATTTCTCTAGGTGCTCCTGCAAATTCTTCCATTTGAGCCATATACTCAGCCATTAAGGTGCTAGACTGTAAGATAGACACATCTGGAGCAAGATAGCGTACAGTTGCCGTAGCGTCACCTGAAATGTGCACACCTGGTCGTATTTCTTCTGGAAGTTCTACTTCACCTAATGTCAATAAGATAGGATTTGACGTAAAGTCATACACGTCTGCTCTTTTATTTTCAAGGTAGTCAATGCGGAACTGCATACCTAAAAGATTCTCTAAGGGAGACATAGCCCACAAAGTATCTTTACGTCTACGCCATCCAGCATGAAAGATGAGATTGAAACTATCAGTATCTTCAAATGTCTCATTGGACAAGACAACACATCTATCCATTACGACTATCTTTGCATTTTTGTACAGCCTGTCCTTTTCAGAGTCGTATAGGTCACCAATGAACGTAAGTAACTCACAGGTATCAGAAGCCATGTAGGTAGACATATTACCAAACCCAGCAATTTCACACATATTGTTTACGATGTCATCTCCATTGGACATGGCTTCACGTACACGGTTGCGGTTGTCTACAATGCGTTTGAACGCTTTCTGCATTGCAGGGTCTTTGTCTGACAAGCTTTTAATTTCACCCAATGTCTTAATTGTCCGCAGAATCTTCGGAGTGGACGCAAAGTCTACTGCTAACGGGTCGAACACAATATCCATAGGGTTGATACGCAGAATCTTTACGCCTTTAAACTTCTCCTTGATTCCTGTTTTGGTCTTTACAGTCTCAACTACCCATTCTGGCGTAGCGAAGGCGTTACCAGAATCCACATAGTCTTCGAGTAACTGGTCTACAACTCTGCGATAATTACCTCTGTCCAGTAAGTCCTTTACATAGTCTCTTATGAGATTACGTTTAGTCAGTACGTCTGAGTTGGCTGATGAGGCTTTCCACTCAATATAGTTATCCAAACTGAACAAGGACTCAGCGTAGTATGTAACCAATAAGTCCCTTAACTGTGTCATTTTAGGTATGTGCGTGTTTGATTTCCAAGGCTGGGATGCCTGACCGATAATCTCGTCAGTCTTTGTGGCGTACAAGTATTGCAGGACCTCCTTGTATCTTTCTTTCCACTCTGTTCTTGCTGCATCCCAGCTTGCCCATTTGAGACCTATTTCACGTCCCAAAGAGTCTTTATCTAAGTCTGTGCTGATGTCTAATGTCTTGGTTGTCATAATACTCCTCCAAATTTACCATAACGTACTTCATTGTTTTTAAAAGATGAGAATGAACGCATAAAGTTGAAACTACTTGGTGCTACACAGATGTCAACTGCACTCGCAACAGCATCCTTTAAGTCATCATGCTCAGGACGTGCAGACACAAGCTCCTCTTCAAGTAACTCGCAGTTACCACCTCTGTAGTGCAGTATGAGCCCTTCTTCGTATCTTGGTCGCAAGATGGCTTGCATACGCTCTTCCTTGTCCTTAGTGGGCTTATACTCTTCAATCTGCAACCG